GTCAACGATGCTGTTCTGGGTAACCTTTCGAAAGTTACCAGTAGCTTACTTTTGTAAAGTTACTACTTATATAGTCAAAAAGGCGATATTCACCGCGCTTGTGAGCGTACTCTAGTGCTTAAATGCAAAGCTAAACTAAAGGCTAACACCCTAACTAGTTGACTCTAGATAATACATCATAAGTTAATTTATAATGAAGTTACCGTGCGAGGTAGTTATTAGGTGAGAACATTACAATGTATAGAATTGTGAAGCAAGGAGGTTAGCTAGACTAACGAATTGTTAATGATTTGAAATATCATAAGATTAGCGAAAGCATACTTATGATGGGGGACATTGTAAAAAGGTAATCATAATGATTAAGCCTCAAGTCCGGACCGGTCTTCTTTTTCAGAAGTGGCTGCGGCCCCAGCAATGGGAAACCGAAGTTTAAAGGGATCTTTATCATCACGTTTTCTTCAAAGTCTTGAATTTTTTCTCCACTTTTAATAGACGTTTAGATGCTAACTAGAACTTTAATGCCATGATCTAGGTAAAACTAGGTCGTCCGCTTATTAATTATCTAATTTAGATAGTGAAATAGAGCGGTGCCCGTTTGTCTCTTGGCTATATCAAAGTAATAATTACTTTTCTAAGATACGTACATCACCTTGTAAAGCACTCGGGATTCCGATTTGCTGTCCTAACCCTTAAAGCGCAAACCGTGAATTTTCAACAGGCCTTAGGAGGAAATCCTTTAAAAGATATGACTCCTTAGAAATGTAGAGTTTCACGTACGGCAAAGGGCTAGCCTAGGGTTATCCCTATCTAGCACCGTAAAGCAATAAGACGAGGTAGTAAAGAAATCATAAGGTTATGGATTTCCCTTTTCTCTGTTTACAGAGTAATGGAATTTCCATACACCCTTTCTTTAGCCAGTATTACCAATCCTCCTATATATAGGCAGAATTCCTTTAGTAAATTTAGAGACCAGTTTAGAGTATTTCTACGAACTGAGTTCTTACCTAATTTATTT